ATAATGGATTGATTTGCTTATATGACATACAACTTGACTAAATTAAATAACAATTGTAGTCCACTGTTCGGCTAAGTTTGGAGTAATTGTGGAAGCAGATATTCACAGCTACAATTAATATATTATTTTTGGCTGACAAAGCCACTATCAAAGGGAGTGTACCTATATGGACACTACCCTCTTTTTAATTGAAAAATAAAAAATAATTGAGAAAAAGGAAGGATTTTAAAAAATGAATAAAACAGAATTAATCGCAAAAACACAGGAAAATATTGATATTGAAGTATCTAAGAAAGATTTAACTACTATTGTTGATGGTGTTATCAAAACAATTCAGGATGCAGTAGTTAGTGGAGATCGAGTACAGCTAGTAGGATTTGGCACATTCGAAGCTACAACAAGAGCTGCACGAGAAGGAAGAAATCCTGCTACTGGCGAATCAATTTCTATTCCAGAATCAAAAGCACCTCGTTTTAAAGCTGGAAAAGCATTTAAGGATGCTGTTAAAAACGCTTAATTTGATTGGTGGTGAAAATATATTGAAAACATTTGGTTTTACAGATACAAATGATTTTGCCGAGTATTTAGCAGACACGGTTGATAAACTTCGTGTAGAGGAAAATATCGGAGTTGGTCTTTGTGTCGTTGCAAAATATGATGTAATGAAGGATGTTGTAAATTCGATTATTAAGAATACAAACTTCGAGTTAGAGTCTAGCGAGGAGTTTGGAAATCCTATTTTAACAGAATATTTCGGTGAATATGTTCTTTGTTTAGATATGGATGATTTATTTGTAAGCATCTTGAAATCAGATTGTGTTCCGTTTGATGAGACTGATATTGTATTTGTTCATGGTGATGTAGATTCTACATTTGTCAAGGAAAATGAGAATTCTGGTTGTATTATGCATGAGTTCAATATTGGTGAAGATGTAGAAGATACAAGTGATGAATATGATTGTGACGAAAGATGTGATAATTGTCATTCACATGATGAAATTTCTCTTGATATTTTCGAAGATTTAGATGAAGAAATTGAGAAGTTATTAAATGCTTTTGGACTTTTTGCTTGTAACTCATTTTATGTTACAAATAAAAATAAGTGTGTAAGTGTTTAATAGACAAATTTGTTGGTTTTATAAATATTTGTAAGAGTGTGTGGTGTATGCTGCACACTCTTTTTGTATGACTTTATAGCTTAATGGTTAAAGCATCTAAGGTAAAACCGCAGATACCAGTGTGAAAGCCACTGACGGAATGGATATAGGTTCGAATCCTATTAAAGTCAATTTTCTATGTTTCTGTGAATGGAAACAGAGAATAAATAAATGTGCTCATGATTGGTGTCATAGCTGATTGTGGGATTTATGGAACAGTAGGTATTTGGAGTAGCTACCAAGTATATGAGAACCTATGCCTCTCTTCTACTGTTCTATTTTTTAGTTATTGGCATAGGAGAAGGCATAGGTAAAATTATGAAAAGTACAAAACAAAGAGAATTTAATATCGAGGATTACGACTATTATGTAAGGAAATATATTCAAAAAAGTGAAGAATTAGGCAACCCAATAAAATATGATTTATTGCGGAAAGAGCCATTTAACTTACCTGATGGTAGATGGTATATAAATAATTGCCCAGATAGATCAGTTAAAACTTGGGCTGATTTTGTTGATTGGTGTGGTTTTGTAGCAAAAGGTAAAACACCGTCAAAGGATAAAATGATCAAACTGATTTACAAATTACAATCAGAAAAAGATAGAGCTTTAATGTATGATGATTTTAGAGGAAGAGGTTGCTATCATCCACCATTAGAAGTGATTAAAACTTATTGGGGAACTATTAATAATATGAAAAAGGAACTTGGATTAGAAATAATTCAAGAGTCCATGTTGGATAGAACTTTAACAAAAGATGAATTAGACCAAATGCTAAAAGATATATGTAAATATGTAAAAGATGATAATAGAAATTTTATTACTACATCTGAAATAGACAGTGTTCATGAATGGTTGAATACAGATTCTTTACAAAGAACAATTAAAAAATTTTATAATTGTAATCTGCAAACATTATTGGCAAATGAAGGAATCTCTTTAGGCAAGAGAGGTCGAGGTATCACATTTGATTTTAGTGATGGTGAACATGTTACAAGCCAATTTGAATATATATTTTCAAAATATCTTAGAGAATTTGGATTAAGATATGGAATAGATTATTTTCGAGATGTAAAATATTCATCTTTTGTTCCATCTTATCACAGAAATATGAATTGTGATTATTTAATTCATACTAAAGATAATGATATTTATATTGAAATTGCAGGTGTAATTGAGGCATATAAAAATTATTTCTTTTCAAATAAGCAGATCACGAGCAGTAAATCTAAAGAAACATATCGTAAAGACTTATCTAAGAAACAAAAAATGTTTAAAGAAAATAATATTCATTATTATATTTTATTCCCTTGTGATTTGACAAAAGATAATACATATAACATTTTAAATAATGATTCTATAGAACTCAGAAAAAGCATTGAATCTTTTATCAAGAATAATATAGATTGGGATAAGGTGTCTAAAATAGGCGAATTAAAATATAGTGAAGAAATAAAATGGGGAAGAAACGTTATAGATTATAGTGAAGCAGTTTAGTTATTACTACTACTGCTTCTTTTTATATGTGAAAGGAAGTGAGATTATTGAATGGTAAAATAGCAGATAAATTAGATCCAGTTACAGATGAGGAATGGGCAGAGGTTAATGAGTTTAATAGGAATATGGTCGAAGATTACCTCAGTAATCAGACTCATCTTTCACCACATAGTTTACATGCTTATAGGTCTGCATTAAAGATATTCTTCGTATGGGTTAAAAATAATCTGAATAACAAAAACTGCATAGAAATTAGGAAGAAAGAATTCCTTCGCTATATGAATTTTCTTGCTAATCGTGGACTATCTGAAGCTGCGATTAAATTTAAAAAGTCTTCTGTCAGTGCATTGAATAAATTCATCGAGAATTTTTACGATGAGGACTATCCTATGTTCCGTAATTATGTAACTGCGGAGATGCAAGTACCAAAAACAGGTAAGGTTTTCGCAAAAGAACCATTGACTCCTGATGAAATGGATCATTTATGTTCGGTATTAGCTGAACGTGAAGAATGGCAAAAATTAGCATATGTAAAGTTTACATATTCTACAGGATGCAGACATGCAGAAAGTTTACAGCTACTCAAAGAAGTTGTTAATTATGAACCTAAGAGGAAAATTGTAACAATTGTCGATGAGGATGGCAAAGAGCAAAAAGTAGAATCTGTATCTTATAAAACACATGAAATTCGTTGCAAAGGACGGAGTGCCGTTGGTAAGGTTAGAAAATTGCAGTTTGGACAAGATGTAATGGACGCATTAAAAAAATGGCTTGAAGTGGTGGTGATGATGATTGTCCTTATATGTTTGTCGTAAAAACTAAAGATGGTTCAAAGGTGCGACAGATTGGATATAGTGCATTCAATGATTGGTGCATAAATGAATTTTCTGAAATTGTTGGTAGGAGGACGACTCCACATAATTTCCGAAGAAGTCGTGCGACCAATCTGGTATGTTATGATCATCGTGCATTGGAGACAGCACAGAAACTTTTGGGACACGAATCTTCCGAAACAACTCAGATGTATGTCATTCGTGAAAATACTGAAGATGCTGATGAAGCTTTTGTCTAGCACTTCGTTTAATTCAGAGAATAATAAAATATAAAAAGATTAGGTTGCGTCTTTACAGACATGTTGGATAGTGGCATTCAATAGCGTAAAACCTATGTCAACATAAACCGACATTAATTTCCTAATCTTTTTTACTTTTAAATGGAATAATTATAAGCCGAATGCTCTGAGTTATGCACTCATCAAGGTTCTGTGAAAATCAGACGGATTAACAGACCGATAGAACTGTATTATCCCAATAAAGCCCTTATAAACAGGCACGAAAGGCATATATAAAAAGGTGATGACAATGTAGAGAATAAATAAAAGAACCCTTAAATGGGCAACCAAACAGAGAATATATGAGTATCACATCTGGCATTTGCTATTCATGTAGCATTGTAAGTCCTACTTCTTTCCTACCGCCATCTAGGATTATCGGTGACTCTCAGCATTAGAAATGAGAAGATGTTCGTTCCTATCTGCGTTAATGAGAACCATTATTATGAGTAAAACTATCCACAGAGTTTTGCAAGAAATGGCAAATTGTCTTTTCTGATTTTTATAAATGGATTAATTAGTGAATAACTGGATATGTACAGTCCAATATCAGCTAGTTAGTGCTTTATGCTGATTTTACATATCAGAGAATTTTCAATATTCTCTTTGTCGGTTGGCTGGTAATCAATCGGCAGTAGATCTTACCAATCTATACAATACAGAGAGGTCGCTCCTCTCCTATTATCATAGCGGAATGACGAGCAATGGAAGCTCACTTGGCTCATAACCAAGAGTATGCAGGTTCGAGTCCTGTTTCCGCAACTCAACGATTAAAAGGAAACGAAAAATAAAAGAAAGGAGTATGTATAATGGCATATTTACAGGTTACTGAAAACGACTTGGAAATTGGTGACGTATTAAGTATTACAAGTGATAATGGTAAAATCTTAAAAGCTTTACAGATGCTTATTGGAAATCAGACAAAAGCAAGTATGAGTATTGATTTTGATAACAATTGTCTTGTTTTTAAAGTAAATGACACAGATATGAATTTACCACAATTACAGTGTAATTTGTCAAAGTCTACCATTAAAAATATGATTTGCGGATTAAAAGAATTTTACAATTTATTAAGTGAGGAGGCAACTGAATAATGAAATTAGCACAGAAAACAGAAATTAACGAAGACGTAATCACAGTAAGTTTAAATGTTGAAGAATTGGGTGATAGCGTAAGAGATGCTGACACAGAGAAAAATCAGTTACATAATTTCGTAAGATATATCGAATATAGCCAGATTGACTTCTCTGGGAATTTGAAACTTTCAGATACAGGAATTCCTGTGATTGTTACTGATGAGCCAGACGGTTCTACTATTGAAAAGGTTACAATCTCTGATTTAGTAAATAAAAAGTACACTCTTGATGAAAACTTATCTATTACACTTTCTATTGATATAAATAAAATTCCTACTACTTCTCTTGGTACAGTGTTTAATACTCCTGAAAAGTTAGGACAGGCAATGGCAGTTCTTTTCTTGGAAAAAGTGAAAGTTGCAATCACAACAAAATTAACAGAAATTAGAGCATTAGCTAACGATTTTGAAGCGGAAACTTCTGTTGTATTATAAATATATTATTAAGGAGTAGTGTTAAATTTTGAAAAAGAAAATTGATAGAGAATATGGTACTCAAGATAGAAAAGAGATGTTTTATCTGATTGATAATGACATCTCTTTTTTGTTTGCAAAAACCGATGAAAATGGAATAACCACTTGGAAATTTAAGAAAAGTAAAGCTTTGTTTGATTTATTAAGTAACTATTATTCAAACAGAGAATAAATATTTGAATAAAGGAGTAGAGAATTATGGGTTTGATTACTAACGAAGTTGAAATAACATTGAACAATAGAACTATAAGATGGTATGAAAATAAAGGATATGAAATTCCTAAGTATTATAATAAAAAACGTTGTAAATATATTATAAAAAGCGGAACGAAAATCAAGGTGAAAGTTGAAGATTTAACAAATGGAAGTAACGCCATTGTAAATTGTATATGTGATGAATGCAAAACCAAAACAGAAATGACATGGTATACATATAGAAAAATTAATCATAATGGCAAAACATATTGTAAGTCTTGTGCTTTAAAAATTTTTAATAGTCGAGAAAACCATCCATTATGGAATTTTAACAAAACAGATAAAGAAAGAGAAATAGGAAGAAAGTATCCAGAATATCATATATTTACTAAAAATGTAATGGCTAGAGACAAATATATTTGTCAATGTTGTGGTGAAAGGGCAACGGATGTACATCATTTATATGGATATGCCAATTATCCAGAATACAGATTAGATCAACAATATGCTTTAGCTCTTTGTTCAAAATGTCATAACGCATTTCATAATTGGTATTTAATGAAATATGGTGCAAAACAAAAAGGCAATAATACTAAAGAGCAATTTGATGAGTGGATTGGACAAAGTAAAATAATAGCTGGACAATATGATGGAGATCTTCCAGAGTCCAGATGGGCGTATTGTATAACTGATAATAAAATAATAGAAAATATACCAGAATACGCAAAAAAGAACAATTTAAATTCTTCTAATATATACGGATGTTGTAATAAAAAACAGCCTATGTATAAAAAGAAAATATACATATGGTATGATATATACAAACAAATGAGCAATAACCAAATTCAACAATATATAAATAATTGTATGCATAATACTAGAATAAAAAGTGTTGTATGTATCAACTATAAATTATTATTTGATTCTGCTAAAGATGCTCAATTGTATTTTGGAGTATGGAATAGTTTTATAATAAAATGTTGTAAAGGAATTTTTGAATATGCGGGTATATTAGAAACAGGCGAAAAATTAATATGGAAATATTCTTTCGATATAAAAGATATTTCCAAATACACATATATAAATAGAAATGAATGTAAGAAGCTTGCTGAGATTCGTGCTTTAAATACTAAGTTTGAAGGTAAAACAGAAGTTATTCTGTAAAAATAATGGGTGGTACTCTTCCACCCTAAATATGGCTCTGTGGTCTAAAGGTAAGGACACCACCCTTTCAAGGTGGTAATGCTGTGTTCAAGTCACGCCAGAGTCATTATGATTTCGTAGCCAAGTTGGTTAAGGCATCGGACTGCAACTCCGAGGGCGTGAGTTCGACTCTCACCGAAATCTTTTCGTACGGTAAACCTGATGCCAAAACCTATTTTTTGGATGCATACGAAACTTAGGTGTGTAAGCTCAACACTTACTACCGCCCTATCAAATTATCCGTAGGCAACAACTACGCAGATTATTCTGATAAAGTCGTAATGAAAATAGTTTCATTTAGTTTAGAGAAAGATAATTTTTAAAGAAAGAGTCATTTCCTTTGGAGATGGCTCTTTTTGTTATGTAGTATTGGCAGAGTTGGCATTGCACCTGATTGCTAATCAGAGGTCATCGTTTATTCGGTGCATAGGTTCGAGTCCTATATACTACGCTCATGCCGTGTGTCCGATTGGTCGAGGGTGCTGTCTTGAAAACAGTCTGGATGTAAAAGTCTTTGGGGTTCGAATCCCTAACACGGCGTATGCACCTATCTTTTGGCAAGAATGAAGTCTCCAAAACTTCTAACCTGTGTTCGATGCGCAGTGGGTGTGCTAAGTGAAGTAAATTGCACTTTCATTGGAAATTTAATATTAAAAATTATGAGAAGTCATTTCGTATGAAGTGGCTTCTTTTTATATTGGAATAAAAGGAGGTGGCTGTTAATTGGCTACAAGAAAAAGCACTACGCAACCAGTTAAATTAACGGCTGCTGAAGCTAGAGAAAAAGTTGAAGAATTACAGTATAAGCTTGATAAATATGCAGGTACTGCTCACTGCCCTATGTGTAATAAGCATAAGGATATAGAAACAAAATTTTATTATGATACAGATCCTTTACTTGGTGGAAAAAGTTTTTCGAGAATCTGTCGTGATTGTGCTCGTAAAATTGCATTACGAGTTGACGAACGAGGCGAAGAACATGAGCCAACGAAAGAGAGTGTGCAGAAAGCATTATATTATCTTAATAAACCTTTTCTTGAAACTGTATGGAATGCAAGTATCCAAGAATCTGAAAATATGGTTACAGGAAAAGGTAAGGAAAACGTCTGGACTTCATACATTAAAAATATCAGTATGAAAAATTATGTTGGTATGGGATACATGGATTCCGACATGTTCAAAGAGAAAATAGTTTACAAAGATGAAGAAGTTACACAAGAGAATAAAGAAGACGAATTATCTGAAGATGTCGTTGAAATGTATAAAAAAAATAAACGAACAGTTCTTAGATTTTTAGGTTATGATCCTTTTGAAAATGAACCAATTTCAGAACAGCCTATTCTTTACTCTAAGCTTGTTGGATATTTTGATGAGTCTGTAAAAGATGACGGGTTGAAGCTTGAAGCTGTAATTGAAATTGTGCAAAGTTTTAAGGATGTAAAAACAATCAATGATACTATTTCACAATACAAGAAACAACTTGGTAGTAATCCAGGTGTTATATCAACAATTAAATCTTTAGCTGAAACAAAGCAAAAAATGATATCTTCTGCCCTTGCACTAGCAAAGGATAACGGAATATCTGAAAATAATAACAATAGAAAAAGTAAAGGTGCTGGTACTCTTACTGGTATCATAAAAGAATTACAAGAAATGGATTTAGATGGTTCTGAGGTAAATACATTCGATTATGAAACTAATATGGCAATCGAAGATATTATGACAAGAAATCATCAGAACCAATTAAAACAGTTAAATCCTGATGAAAACGATTGGGAAAAAGAAGTTATTCATCAAAAAGGATTGTTATTTAATCTTCAAAAAGAAAGAGATAATGCAGTTGAATTTAGTAGGTTATTGAAAAAGGAAAATAAAGACCTTAAAGATTTCTTATTTGAAAAAGGTCTTATAGATGAGAAAGGGCAAGTAATCGAAGATGGCTGATGATAAAATTGTCCTGATGGGTGATTCTATAAATGAATTCACTCCAAAGAATTTTACTTTTTTCAAAAAACCTACTTATTATGATATGTCTGAATTAAAGTTAGAGGGTTTGAAAAAATTCTCTGAAATAATTCAGTGGGGGCGCAGAAACCCAGTAAAATTCTGCGAAAGATTCTTCGGGATCGAATTTCTTGACTATCAGAAATATGTATTTATGATGTCATGGATTACACCAAATGTTGTTTGGTGTATGAGTCGTAATGCTGGTAAGACAACTCTAGGTAGCCCATTTTTGATGGCTAAAACAATGTTACTGCCCAAATTTGAAGGATACATTTTATCAAGCACAGGTTCTCAAAGTATAGGTATGATGAAGAAGATTGAATCTATTGCAAAAAAAGAAATCGCTTCATTTACTGGATTAACTGACGTTTTCTTGAATGAGTTAGTGAAAAGTGCCAACAGTGAGGGATTTCGGCATGATCCAGCTTCTTATTCCTTTAAGCTTTATTCAGGTAGCTCTCTTGCTACGGTTAATTCAAATTTTGATGGATCTCGTGGTCGAAGAAGCCGACTTAATTTCTATGATGAAGCATCGTATGTATCTGAAGATATGTTCGCTGCTACTCTTCCGTTCGTCACTCAGAACAGTGACTTCGCTCTTGGTGGTGATGTTGATGTAACATTACTTCCACCAAATTTCCCAAATCAAGTTGTATGTGCAAGTTCAGCAGGTTCTATGGATGATGTCTTTTATAAAAGATATAAAGAAGCTGCAATGCACTCTATGGCAGGTGATAAGAATTATTTCTGTGCAGATATAGATTGTGAAGTAATTCTTCATGCTACTTATAATGGAAAAGTATATCCCGTTCCACTACTTACTCAAGCAAAGATTGATTCAGAAATGAAGATGAATCCAACTAAGGCTACACGTGAGTATATGAATAAATTTGATTCAGACCTTGGTGATGATATCGCAGTTAAGAAATCACAAGTGCTTAGAAATAGCGTTGTTAGACCACCAATGCTTGTTAATGATGACAATTCTCTTATGATCGTCTGTTTTGATCCCGCAAAAAAAAGAGATAATAGCTTTGTGTTGGTTGGTAAATTACATAGAGATGACAAGCGTGGTTGGTTATTAGACGTTGTAAATGGTATTAATTTGATTGATAAAGAAACACAAAAACCACTTACTACACCTGAACAGGTAGCGATGCTTCAAGATATCATAGTCAGATATAACGGATACGGTGTTCCTGATTATAAAAATATTCATGGAGTATACATTGACGCAGGTTCTGGCGGTGGAGCTACCCAGATATGTGATCTACTTTTTGATAATTTCTATGAAGCAAAGCATAAAGGCGAAAAAGATTATGAACATCATGGATTGATTGATGCGAATTATGATTATGCTGTTCCATATGTAAAAAGATATCCAGACGCTATTGATATTATTCGTATGCGTGAGCCAGCTAAATATAAGGCAATTATGTATTCGCAGTTATGCGAGATGATTGATCAGGACTTGATTAGTTTTACTGCTGAGTATGATTATCATGGAAATCTTACTATGCTTGAAGAAGAAAATGGTGAGGTTGTTGAAAAGAATTATAAATTATCTCTTGAAGAAGAAATCGGTCTTAAACAGCTTGATGCTATGAAGGAAGAATTAACTCACATGTACAAGTATAAATCTTCTAATGGAAATATTAGGTATGACCTTGCTCCTGGTTTTGAGAACATTCTTCATGATGATAGATCGTACTGTCTCGCTTTAATGGGACACGCTTTATTTACATTAAGAAGTCAAGATCAAGTAAGACAAAGAAGACCAACTGAAGATGCCACAAGTTTCATCAATAAGCTTACAATCCGTAAAGCAAAATACAATTAAGGAGGTGCATTATCAAATATGCCTAGACCTAAGAAAGTAGATGCAAATTCTAATGCACCTACTAAAATAAATAATTCGCAGAAGAAAACCACTTCTTCTACTCCAAAACAGCCAACCGCAAATGAAATGCGTGAATGGTATGAGAAAAATAAAAGTAGACTTGAACGCTATGAAGACGCAACAAGTGCAATTACAAGTCTTCGAGATATTCAGAAATCATCCCGATATACGTCAATCAGTAACTATTCAAAGGAAGATGTAAAATCATACATAAAGAATATCTCTTCTAATGAAAAGAATCTACGAAGTTTATCTCGTTATCTTTATTATCGTTCAGAAATCTATTATCGTCTTTGTAAATATTATGCAAATCAGATTGATCTTACAATTCGTAATATAGTTCCCCCATTTATAATCTCAGGCGAAAATGATGTACAATCCACATTGCAAAAGTATCAAGAAACAGTTGATATAGTTGACACTCTAGGATTGAATTATGAATTTCGTAAAGCTGCGTCTATCACTTTAAGGGAAGATGTATTTTATGGATGTGCTTATTATACAGAAGGACAAGGAATGTTTGTTCTTCCATTAGATCCAGATTATATGAAAATAGCAGGTATGTTTCCTGATGGTTCATTTGCAGGAGCTATGGACATGAGTTATTTCCGTAGCCATCAGGAACTTCTCGAATATTGGGGTGAACCATTCAATAGTATGTGGAGTACATATCAGAGTACAAATGAAAAATATCAGCTAATTCCCGAAGAATATAATGTGTGTATTAAATTTAGGTCTGAAGACTGGGAAACCATTGTTCCCGTGCTTACACCTATATTCTTATCATTAATTGATCTTATGGACGCTTCTGATTATCAAGCAGTTCAACAGGCAGCTAATATTTATAAATTAGTATGGCTTGAAATGAAGACTATGGGTAATGATGTAGATGATTGGACTGTGAATCCAGATATAATGATTCAGTATTTCAATCGTATGCTTGAAGAAGCATTACCGCCTTATATCTCCGCTGCTATTGTTCCTGGTGAATTACATGAGATAAGTTTTCCAGATGATGCGACAGGTGATATTACAAAAGTTGAAAAAGCAACGAAGGAAATTTTAAATACTGCTGGTGGTGCTCAGATATTAAACCTAAACTCTGCATCTAATTCCACTGCTTTTAAATATGGCGTACTTGCAGATTCTACATTTTCTATTTCAACTCTTATTCCACAGATTCAAGCTATTGTTAATAGACTTCTATCTAATTGGATTTCTGAACCTTGTAAGGTTAAATTCTTTGATGTTTCTATTTATCAGAAGGATGATTTTAGAAAATCAATCTTGGAATCATGTACTAATGGATTACCAAACAAAATTCTTTATAACACATTAAATGGCGTATCTGAAAAAGATACGTTATCTATGAACTTTTTGGAAGAAGACTGTTTGCAGCTTAGTTCAAAATTCAAACCGCTATCTAGCACTTATACTCAGACAGGCAATAATAAAGGCGGTGGTCAAGAGAAGGATGATTCGGAACTTACAGATGCTGGACTTCGCACAAGAGACGAGAATTTAAATGATAAATAGGAGTTGGTGGAATGAATCAAAAATTTATACAGACACAAGATGCACCTACTGCTACTCTCCTATCCCAATTAGGATATCAACAGGTGCAAAATTCTAATGGTATTTATGTATTTTTGAATACTGATACTCTTCGGTTTTCAGAAAATATAGATATAAATAAATTGAAGTATACAAATATGCTTACATTTTAGTCGTCTTCCTTGGGCGACTTTTATTATGTCAGAAAGGAGGAAAAGACTAAGTAGATGCCAAAGGTTATTAAAAAGAAAATTTTAACTGAAGATGATTTACTAAAATTTTGCCAAGAACAAAAATTTGCAAAATTCAGTTCTAAAGATACTGGCTATCAATTGGCTTTAAAAGTGCCTACTACTTTTGAGATAGACGATACCGTAGACGAAAATCATCGTGGAATGATGCGTCTTAAATTCAGAATTTTTCATACAGGACTTAACAGAAACAAGAGTTATGTATCAAAGGATGCTGCTGAGAAAGCAATGAATACAATTGCTGACAGACCTGTATTGGCTGCAATCCATCAGCTTGACGATGGCAGTTGGGATTTTGAAGGTCATGAGATGGAAATTGTTAAAGACGAAAAAGGTAAAGAAGAACTGAGATATATTGAATCTCAAGTTGGTTCTTTCTCATCTGAACCTGCATTTTGGGAACATGATGATAACTTAGATAAAGATTATGTATGTGCTTATGCTTATATAAGTGAAGAATACACCAAGGCTTGTGAAATAATTCGTGCAAAACAAGGTTCAAAAAATAGTTGCGAGCTTTTCATTGACGAACTCTCTTACAACGCCAAGGAAAAGTATCTCGAATTAAACGATTTCTATGTAAATGCTTCGACTTTGTTAGGAAGTCATGATGATGGTACAGAAATTCAGGAAGGTATGGAAGGTTCTCGTGCCGATATTGCAGATTTTAGTGTAAATAACAATTCAGTAAAATTTGACAAAGATGAAAAAATGATTGAACTCTTAGAAAATCTTAACAAGACACTTTCTAATTTCAATAAAGAACAGACTCCTGTTCAAACACAATCAAAGGAAGGAGGAACAAATAACAAAATGACAAAATTTGAAGAGTTACTTGCCAAATATGGTAAGACTGCTGAAGATGTAACATTCGACTATGTAGAAATGTCAGATGAGGAACTTGAAGCAAAATTCGCTGAGATGTTCGATGATGACAATTCAGAAGGAGACAATTCAGATAACGGAGAATCTGGTGAGCCTTCCAATGATGGAGAAGGTGATGGTGAAGGAGCTTCTGATCCAGATGGCGATGAAGGAAAAAATATTTCAAAAAATGAGTTATTTAATAAGTTATTTGAAATTTCATTTGATGAAATCAGATATGCGTTAAATAATTTGTGCTCTGTATACAGAAATGATTCAGAATGGTGTTACGTATCTCAGGTTTATGAAAATTATTTCATTATGGAGGATTGGGACAGCGACAAGTATTATAAACAGTCCTATGAAAAAGATGGTGATAATATTTCATTATCTGGTGAAAGAATTGAAATGTTTGCTATGTTACTTACTGAATCAGAGAAGCTTTCTATTGAGGATATGCGTTCAAATTACGCTGCACTCAAAGAGTTTAAGGAGACAGCAGAAAAGAATGAACTTCATGCACAGAAAGAAGCTATTATCAATGCTGATAATTATTCTGTTCTTACAGAGAAAGATTCAGATGGAAATTATGTGAATGCTGATTTTGCCGAATTAGTAAAGACTATGGATAATTATTCCGTAGAAGACTTTGAAACAAAGGTAAAGGTTATGCATTCAGATTATATGTCTGCACATGCGAACTTCTCTTCTGTTGACACAAAGAAAAACACAAATTCAGTTAAGATACTTACAAATATGAATAAGAAATCAAAGCCTAAGAAAAACTATGGCAATTTATTTGATTAAAAACTGAATATAACTTCATTTCGTACAGAACGCTTTATGCGTTCTTTTTTTATTGCAAAAAAACAAAATTTAAGGAGGAAAACATAATGGCTATTAAATATGCTGCTACAAAATTTCCACAGATGGAAATTGGTAATTTACTTGCTCAGGATTATGGTGAGCACATTTTATCCGTAAAGATCACAGAAGATACACCTAACGGATATCATTTCAAACCAGGTAAGATGACTTCTCTTGATAATTGGGAGATGGAAGCTGCAACTGAAATTGATGCTTATATCGCAATAAAGGATGCGTCAGGAAGATACCTTGTTGTAATTAGAGATCCAAAGGGAGTTGGTGTTATCTATCAGAAACCCCTCAACAATGTCGAGAGTCCTCGTTCACTCGCACTTGCTTCTAATTTCTATAACGATCCAGCAGACGGTGCAGTTCGTGGATACATGCTTCATTCACAGGATCGTTATTGGCTTACAGAGGACAACTTTGATGGCTCACCTACAGTTGGAGCTGAAATCACAACGATTTCTAGTGGAAAATTAAAAATTGGTGCGTAATAGAAAGGAGGATATAGAATAATGATGAGATTTAGTACAGAACATTTAAGAAAAGTTTTTGAAGATGCTGATAAGTATGAAAATTTTAAGAAGCTTACATACAATTTAAATCACGGAATTGATATTTATGAGTACGATGATGACGGAAACCAGAGAAAGGTTTCTAAGCACGAAGCAAACAAGGCAATCCGTAAAATTATTATGGAAGTATGTGACCTTACTGAAGATGATCTTAGATCCAACAAGAGACGTGAAAGAGCTTTAGAGCTTCATCACACAGAAGTATATGAGTTACTTGAGTCTGATATTGATTTTAAGGTAGATACAGCATTTAAGGAATCTGAGTGGTTTAATGATTTTGTAGATATGAGAAATGTTAAACTTGGTGACGAGGAAGAGTTCTGGTCAAGAGAAAAGGTTATGCTTGCTGTTGCTGAAATCAGTGGCGACCATCATGATCTGACTTTACAGTACTTAAATGAAGGTACAGCACACAAGATTCATACTAAGAAGTATGGTGTAAAGATTGGTAAGGATATTGATCTTATTTTACTTGGACGTATTGATTTTACAGAGCTGACAGATAAGATTGCAGAAGCATTTGTATATAAGGTTCAGGAACTTTGCTATACAGGAATTTATGGAGCTGCTGCTAAGTTACCTAACAACTCTCAGTTTGTAAAAACAGGTGCTTTATCTGCTTCTACAAAAGACAAATTTGATACACTTCTTGAGGATATTGGAACAGCCAATAGCGCAGAAGTTGTTATTATGGGTACAAAGACTGCATTAAAGAAACTTAATGGTCTTACAGAAGTTGATTGGAGAAGTTTATCTCAGAAGGAGGATGTTGCTAAGACAGGTCGCCTTGGTACATATGAGGGAACAGAACTCATTGAGATTCCTCAGAGATTTGCTTTCAATGATGTAACAAAGAGACTTATTGACGATAAGAGACTTCTTATCTTTGCAAAGAATCAGGAACAGTTCGTGTGGTTTACAGATAAGGGCGAAACTCAGATTTATGAGTCTGGTACTCAGAAGGGTGAACACGCTGATGACTTCCAGAAATATGAAGTTCAGAGAGAAATGGGTGTTGAGGTAGTATTACCACAGTACTTTGGTCAGTGGACTCTTGAGTAATAAATAAAATTGAGTGGTTAGATTATCTAGCCACTCTTTTTATATTGGATAGAAAGGAAAAAATAAATGGCATATACAAAAAAGACAACCACAAAAGCAGTAGAAAATACTAATACTGATGTGGCTGAAAAGAAATCAGAAAAAAAGAAGTTTGAGCTAACAGAAATGATTCCATGTGTGTCTCTTACCGCAGGAGAATTATTTTATGTTGGACTTAAATCAGATACTTTATATACATTTGCAGATATTGATGACGTTCAGGAAATTGAATTTAGAGATTTGGATTATGCAGCAAGGAAGGGTGACAAGATGATGTTTAAACCTCGTTTTGTTGTGCAGGATGCAGATTTCATTGCATTACATCCAGAACTTGATGATTTATATTCTACTCTTCACTCGACAAATGATTTAAGAGATATTTTAAAGATGACTCCTTCGCAAATGGAAAAAGCAATCTATTCTCTTCCAATTGGAGCACAGGAAGCATTAAAAACTATTGCAACAAGTATGGTTGATGACGGAACACTTGATTCTGTTAAGAGAATTCAGAAACTTGATTCTATTTTTGGAACAGAGTTACTTTTAAAATTGAATATGTAGTAAAGGAGGCTCACAATGACGCTTCCATACGAAACAATTTTTTCACGAACAAGAGGACGAATTTCAGATCCGAAAGAACTCTCTCTTGACGAAAACGATTTGCTTGAAATTTATACAGAGCGATTAAGCAATGTAATCTCTAATCCAAGGGTGCGTAGACTGTTCTCTTCTCTCACACTCGATGATGAAATTCAACAGTTGGATTTTACGCTGAATAATTCAGTAGATGAAACGGCTGATATGAATTTTGTCGTAGGAATTCTTGTACTTGGAATGACGATTGAGTGGCTACAACCACAGGTTGATTCTATTATGCATACATCAGTAATGATAGGCGGTAAAGAAGAAAAGAAGTTACTTGACAATCATAAAAATATGATTGATCGTCTGGATTCCATGAAAATTGAATTAAATAAACGTATTCGTGATTACGGATATATGTATAATTCCTATATTAACACGGAGTCCTAATATGCAATACATATATGGTGACTTTACAGACAAGCAAATCAATGAAGCAGTTCGTGCAATGCATGGTGATATTCACAAACTACTGCTCTATAAAGACAAAACAATTGAAGAGAAAATATTTGAAGATGATGAAGCATTTCTCGTCTTCTTTGAGAATGTTATGTTTAAATTAGGTGGAATAAAAACCTTGTTTAATGATAACGGACTTATGGTAACTCTTATGGCAACTTTACAAGGTGCTATGGATAATTTCAAGAGTGACCATTTCAGTTATAAAAAATTCCGTAGGGCAATCTTAGATTCTCACGGATATATTAAGCAGATGTTTGAGGAGGTGGGTTGCGATGCCGAGTCTACAAACAGCTAGGCGAATCGCTAACGCCAAAACAAATAATGCGAAAACTTTAGGTCAGATTTATAAGGAACAGTCTGATTGGGCGATGGAACAGACATTTGAAAACGACATAGCTACAAGGACTTGTTACATTTATGACTACTTTCATGATGACTTCTTCACAGATGAACATGGAATTACACGTTCACTTGCTGAAGGTATGACTTATGAAAATACTAATAAGACAAAGATAGATGCAAAGTTTATTATCAAATCTTATCAGTCAATGGACAAAGACCAAGTGGAATACTATCTTATGTTTCGTCCAAGTCAGCCTGTAAGATTCAATGAAGGTGATGACCTTTATTATTATGAGACTGATTTTAGGAAACGCTATGGGGCAACATTTCCAATAGGACTTTTCGTGGACGTTCCAGATGATAGAGGAATTTATCATAAGTGGATTGTTTGTCGTGATGAACCTGCAAATCAGTTTCCAAAGTATCTGATTTTACCAGTAAATTACGAACTTACATGGATTGAAAAATCTAATGACAAGCGCATCAAGAGACGTATGTGGTGTTGTTTAAGACAACAGAATTCCTATACTATAGGCACTTACACAGACCGATATTTTACACATACTGATAATCAGGATAAGATATGGTTGCCAATGAACTCTATTACAGAGAAGTTTTGGTACACTTCTGAAGATTCTAAAAATATGCGTGTTGTAGTAAGTGCTTTAACAGAACATCCTACAGTATGGACAGTAACCAAGGTTGAAAATTCAATGCCATTTGGTATTCAAAAGCTTACTATATATACAGCGTTTTGGAATGAGCATACTGATTATGTCAATCTTGAAACAGGCGAAATGTATGCGAACTATTTCGATTCAGAAATTGCCCCAATAGATCCATCTACTCCAACTACTCCCCCATCTTCTATTACAGCAAGAATTTCAGCATCTACTTCAACTATTAAAGTTGGTGGTTCTTATAAAAATCTTACAGTAAATCTATTTAATGATTCCAATGAAGATATCACAACCGAATATACTGATGCAACCTTTACATGGACTTGTTCTATTGATAATGAAGATTGGACTGATAAAGTTATATGGCGAGCTGGTATAGAGTACAACCAAAAGAAAGTAAAATTTCCTAGCGACACTTCTACTATCGGCAAAATACTGTCTGTTAAGTGTGAAATTATTAAGGATAACTTACCGATTGAATCTGAAATTTTGTCGCTGGAATTAACTGAATAGGAGGTGTTTTATGGCAGAAAAATTAGTTACAAAGAATGATTTATTGAATAAACTTCGTGCATATAGAACTACTCCTGATGATGAAAATATTCAGTATAAAAAGAAGATTGAAAAAGCACTTATGCTTAATCCATGTCTTTTATATGCACTTAATGAAAAATCATTAGAATCTGAACTTTTTGACGATGATGGTAATATCAACTGGGAATGGAACGAAGATACAAAAGAGTATGAACCTCTTGGAGAATGGGATAGATATTTCGGTGGAACATCCAATATCCGTCCTTATTTGTTTATCCCTGACACTCAGACGGAGGTAAAACATTATATCTGTTACCAAGTATCTTTTGATGAAATGCCTCGCTATCAGGATACATTGAAATATACAAATGTTACGTTTACTATTTTTGTTCATGGTAATGACAGAAATGATAAATTAACAGGTATTCCAAGACATGATCTCATCGCCTCTATTATAAGAGAGAGATTTAATTGGTCAAATATATTTGGAATGCAAACACATCTTGTATCATCAAAGGAATCTACAACAGATAATAATTATCTTGTTCGCACTCTTGTATTCCAAGTTGTTGATACTAATGGAATTTATAACACATCTAATTCAAAAACATCTATAGTTAATTATGGTGTAAGGCGGTGATTATTTGGATGTATTAGAAACGCTAGATAATCTTCAATCTGCTGTCGAAGAAGATAAAAAAAAGAAACAAGGAAAAAGTCATCATCCAGAATATCATTTCGACAAACTTAAAATGTATTTTGGTGAAGATTATTCGATAAATGGTATTACCATTTCTATTCCAACTATAGGAGATATTTTAAATATTGGTGAAACTAATTTTTATAGAGCATTATCACCGTTCTTGAACAATTCTACTTCTATAAGAGTTCTTCTTTATGATGCTTTCAAAAAAGACTGGAATAAAACAAAAGATATTGAAGTGTTTTATATTTTATATCAATTGTTAAGAAATTCAAATAATGAAACTGCATTTGAACCATTGAAATTAATTTTTAAAGAAAACGATTTTAACGATTTTCAATTAATTCATATGGCTCGAAACAGAAATGGTGAAGAATGTAATACTCTTGCTTTATATAGTGAATTTCAAGATATATTACTTTTCGAAAATGAATATTTAGAAATAGCAGAGTATATTCGAACCATGATGAATGTTCATCCGAAGGTAGAAAAGGCAAAAGGTAAAACAACAAAGCATTGGATATTGCAAGAAGACAAAATGAAAGCGGCACAAGATAAAGATAAAGAAAGTGATTCTACTCTCTTACCACTTATATCTAGCTGTGTTAATCATCCAGGTTTTAAATATAAATTAGAAGAATTGAAAGAAGTAAATATATGTCAATTCATGGATTCTGTAAACAGAATTCAAAAATATGAACAGGGAACAGCTGCACTAAAAGGATTATACTCCGGCATGATTTCAGCTAAAGATATCCCTCAAGACTTAATCAATTTTATGGGCGAAATTTAATCGCTCATTTTTTATTGCATAAAAACAATTTCTAAAGGAGGAAAAAATAATGGCATTTAAATTAGGTGACGTAATCGTTGATAGATTACAGTTTGGTTATGGTGCAAAATCTAATGGTACACCACTGTATGCTTTAACACAGCTTACAGAAGCTAATATTGATATTACAGCAGATTCAACAGATATTAACGATAAAGATGGTAACTTAGTATATCGTAAATATACTGGTAAAAAAGGTGAAGTAACTGCTACAAATGCATTCTTAAATCTTGCGGTTATTGAGGCAATTTCTGCTACTGATGCTGAAATTGCAACTGAAGACAAAGGTATTGTTATGCCAATGATTCAGATCGTAAA